TGACAGGAGAAGCATGTCAAAAGGTTGAAAAGAGTGCTCTTGCTGAATTAGTTGTGACAGATTCTATTCCTAATAGATGTCCTAAGGGTTGTAAAAAAACAAGACAAGTGTCTGTATCTGAATTGTTTGGCGAAGCAATAAGACGTGTACATAACGAAGAGTCTGTAAGCAGTTTGTTTATATAATGACAAAATTAGTTTTTATATTAATGATAATGAATGGCCAAGAAACTGAAGGACAAATACAATACCCAAGTATGCAAAAATGTGCCTGGTATGCTAAAATGATCAATAAAGAAAGTGATAGATTGGCAGGTGCCTATTCTGCTTGGTGTAAACCATCTGTCATAGAAATAAAAGAATAATGGAACTTTTAATAAAAGCTATAATAGGTGGTGTTATTATTGCCACCGTCAGCACGGTAAGTGAAAAATATCCAACCATTGGTGCATTTATTTTAGGTATTCCTTTAGCAAGTCTTGTTTCATTTGTATTCTTATATTATGCAGGAGTAGATATACAAACATTCAAGACATTAAGTTATCAAACTATATATTTTGTGTTAATAAGTCTTTTGTTTTTTCCTATTTTTGTTTACATAATGCCTTTATATGGATTTTGGTTTGCTATTTTAGTTGCTTCATCAATTACAGGATCACTTATGTTTGGCTTGTATAGGTTTCTGTAAACATATAAATTCTTTATTAAAAAGTGCAGGGAAATATAACTTTCTTGCTTTTGCAGAGTATTCACATCTGGGTTTATAATCAAATGTTGCTACATGTTCTGTAGTAATTGATCCGTCATTCAAGGCTGTGACAAGTATAAGAACCCAATCTTTCATTATATTGCTTCACTAATATTTGTGTGATATGCAATTATATCATGATCGCCTATTGAGTCAAACTTTCTCGCTTTGATTCCTGCCCACATGCCTTTACACCAGTCTTTGAATCCTGGTTTACCTATTTTATTATCGCTTGTAATATAATGCATAGTACCGTGGTGTCTATATCCCATTATCCATAATGGTACTTTTGTTACTATATCATTATTATTTCTCCAGCGATGATGTGTAACTTCAAGGCTTTCAACATATTTTTTCCAACCTACTCTTGGAGAACCATATGTATAAAGTTCGACAGGATCATTTAGTTCATCATTAAATTTTGCTCTTGACGCCATTATTGTTGCCATTGCTCCGCCTAAGCTGTGTCCACAAAACCATAAGTTTTTCTTTAGGTTTGTCTTTCTGTTAATATCTTCACATACCATTGGCCAAAGTTCATCTACTTCTTCTTTGAATCCTTTATGAACTCTGCTAATAGTTTCTGACATAACAGGGATAGCTTTTAAGTCTGCACTGATATCATTCCAACAAGTAGGTTCGGTTCCTCTACATGCAATTACAAGATCTGTTTTATTCATAAATCTATATGCTTGAGCACCTTCCCTATCGTAAAACTCAACTGTTGAAAAACCTAATTTTTTTGCTTGACTTTTAGCTTTGTCAATGTTATAGTAAGCGATCCTTGCTAAATTAGCAAATAAAAGAGATCGATCTTTAAAGTTTAATGAAATTATGTCCATTGCCCTGCTCCTCATTATTATAAACATATTTATTATCACGCTAAATACAAATATAGGGTAGATGCCATGAGAAAACAAACTAGAACAATACTACAAGAACTTAATTCATTAGCTTTAAACAAGCCGAACAGTGACTTATTGATTGAAACAACTGCTGATAATATAATTAAAAGCAGTATAAACCTATTAAACTTAATAAATGAAACATATGACGCTCACACTGCTAATGAACTAGAACGCAGATTTTTAAATTCTATCAAGTCTGGGGATCCAAGAAAGTTCAAACGTGGTGTGCAAAAAATCATAGAGAGTAAAAAATGATACTTAAAGAAGGTGGTAATATATTTAAGGATCCTGAAACAAAGGAACCTTTAACACAAAGGATTAACAAAGAAGATGTTATTCCTACTTTACAATGGCTTGAAAAAATCACCAATCTACCTCATGAAGACTTTATGCTAGGCACCACTGGTAAAAAAGACACTAGTGGTGACCTAGATGTTGCAGTCAATCAAGAAGAAGTTACAAAAGATGATCTTGTGCAAAGATTAGTAGCTTGGTGTAAACAAAATGGAAAAGATCCAAAGCAATGGATTAAGAAGTCTGGTATATCTGTACACTTCTTTACACCTATTAGAGGTGACGAAGCAAACGGATTTGTTCAAACAGACCTTATGTTTGGTGATCCTAACTGGATGAAATGGAGTTTACGTGGAGCAAGTGGTGATAGTCCTTATAAAGGACAACATAGACAGATTTTAATGAGTAGCATAGCATCTGCACAGGGAATGAAATGGTCCGCCAATGTAGGATTAATGGATCGTGAGACAAATGAAATTATAAGTAAAAGTCCTGTAGAAATTGCAAAGAAACTGTTAGGACCAAATGCACAGCAAGATGACTTAGAATCAGTAGAAACTATTATAACTAGAGCAAAGACTTTACCTAACTATGAAGAGCTGGTAGCTGATGCTAGAGAAACATTTAGTAGAATGAATTTAACATTACCTGAAAGCAAAGAAATAGAAAATGCTCTGAATTTAGATAGAATAAGAGAGTTAGCAGGATTATGAGATTCCACGAATTTAAATTGACAGAGTCAAAATTATTTGAAGCTGAAGCTCGTATTCAACATGCTGAAGATGTTGTTTTCTGGGAAGGTTCTAAAGGTGCGGCTAGAGCTATAGAAAGTTTAAAGAAACTTGAGCAAGGAGGACATAATGATGTTACAATCAAATGGGATGGATCTCCCGCAATCATTTTTGGACGCGATGTTGATGGAAAGTTCGTGTTTACCGACAAGAGTGGATTCGTCAAAAAAGGAGGAGTTGAGAGAGCAACCAGCGGTGCTGACCTTGAACAATTCTTACTTAACCGCGGTGGCGGAGCAAACAAGGATAAGCCAGACCGCATAGCATTTGCTGGCAAGATGAAGCAGGCATTTAAATTATATGAACGTGCAACACCAAAAGATCATAGAGGATATTTCAAAGGAGACTTGTTATATTACACAACTCCACCTTTAAAAAATAATACTTTTGTTTTTACGCCCAATATTGTAACTTACACTGTAGATGTTGATAGTGACATTGGAAAACGTATTAGACAAAGTCAGTCTGGTATTGTTATACACAGACAGTTAGACGAACAAGGAAATGAAAGTGCTATTACAATAGATCCTAATACATTTTTTGAAGGTAATGATGTGTTAGTATTTCCTCCAGTCACAGTCACAAAAGGTCCGCAAATTATAGATAAAGAAATACAAGAATTACAAACTATAGTTTCTAAAAACGCATCTGCAATGGACAAGTTATTAGATAAAAATACATTAGCTGGTCTTAAATTAAGTGACTTTAGTGATGTGCTTTACAAGTATGTTAATCAAACCAATATGAAAAGTGATTTTGTACAATGGTTAGGCACAAGTAATGTCAGTAAGATAAAACAACAAAAAATGATAGAATACATCGGACAAAACAAAGCAGGATTTGACGCTTTGTGGCAAGTTGTATCTGGCATCCAAAAGGTTAAGAATGATATAATCAACCAATTTGATAACCATGATGCTGATGTTAAGGCAAGTATAGGCGATAATCCAGGCGGAGAAGGATATGTTTTAGCTCACCCACAAGGTGATATAAAACTAGTAAATAGAAGTGGATTTACTGCCGCTAATAGAGCAGTACAAAGATAAGGAAAAAACTATGAAACTTAAAGACATAATGAAAGAAGGCGACTTTGACGATTTAGGTCTAAAAAATTATGGTAAAGAACTAGACCAAGACGACACAGGAGCAGGTTTTAAGAATGACTCAATGTTTGAACAGTTAGGTAAAATCCTTGATAGTGCTGGAAATCCAAATCCTATTAAGCATGTTATGACAGATGACGGTGAAAAAATTGAAGTATCACCTCAACAGGCACGAGTGCTTAGACAACTGTTAACTGCCGAAGGTGTAAAGCCTAACGTAAAGATGCAGTTTACAAAGGATATCCAAAACAGTCAAACACTACATGATTTTATTGATGTCAAAGATTACCACAAGATGGGTCAAATTTTTATGCAAAAGTATATGTAAGATGGAATTTATAAAAGAGATTACAGAAGCTAGAATGACACGTGATAGTTCAAACCAAAGGGTTTTGACCTATACCGATTGTTGTGAGAGGACTTACCTATCTCTTTTAGCACTAGAGTTTATGAGAAACTTTCCATCTTACACTTCTTTTGTGCAGGACTATTGTAAAAAATCAAGACATCATAACTACCAACATTTTAAAATAAGTGGTACTGATCTGTATAATTTAATTTACTTTATACGAGGTGACGAACATGCTCTAGGAAAATTAAAAGATCCTGGAGCCGCAAAAAGAATGCAGGCATCAATAGCTTGGCCAAAGAATGATGTTGCTGACTTTTTAAGTAAAGTAGGCAGTGGATTAAAACCTACAAACGTAAATCAAATGTTTATACGTTTAGAGAATGGTTTAGATATACCTAATACAGATTATAAAAATAATAGACGATCTTTAACAAATTTTTCAAGACTTTCTAACAACGACAAAAAAACTCTAGCAACAAGAATACTGTATGCTTTACGTGCTAAATTAAGAAACAGTGATATTATAGATGACTTTTCTAAACTAGTTGCTGGTAAGGGCTTAGAAAGTAATTGGGTAGATGACACAGAACCAACAGTAAGTAGTCCAGATATAAAACCTACCACTAGTGCAGACTATGTTTACTATAGACTCCTAGCAAAACCAGAAAACTTAATATTAATAAAAGGTTTCCTAGAATATATGAGAGCAGGTAAACCTATACCAGGAAACATGGTACGTGCATACCAACCAGTAGCAAAAGCAATGGATGACATTGTCCGTGCAGGCCCATCTTACATCAATATGTTAAGATCTATCCAAAATCGGGCCAAAAACAGCGTAAAAAGCTAAAAATACCCATTTTCACTAAATACATATGTAAAAACTTCACTGAGCGTGAAGGCTATTTTAAGATAAGGAGAAAAAAATGGCAACAGTAACAAGAGTAAATGGCCTAGGCCATGCACACGGGACTCTGTATTCAACAGCAAACCTCGACTTTTACGCAATTGACACAAAAGCAACACTTGCTTCACAAGGCGGAATCGGCGGAGCAATTGAAGCAGTTATGCAAGAGTGTCAAGCACTTATGCATGTTTCATCTGGAACAGACGGATTCATCGGCATTATCGTTGATGGGCACTCAACTAGTGCGGCAGATCTTCAAGCAAGAGTACAAGCATTAGGTACAGTGAATGGATTTGATCTATCAAGTTCAACCGTGGCATTACAAACAAACTTATTCGATATTGCAGACGCATAATCGTAGATTACTTTCATAATAGGAGAAGAATATGGCAACAGTAACAAATACAAACGGAATCAGCAGATCAGGTAGTGGTAACGGTCCAAGAACCAGAATCATTAACCTTAATAAATCAAACATGACTGAAGCAGAATTGTCTGCGGCATTAAAATATCTTGCGGCAGGTGATGTTGCAGGCACTAACGATGCTCACACAATCGCGGCAGTGGCACCAATGACAGAGTCAGGTATTTTCACAGGTGGAACTACTGATGATGTTCAGGTTATGATCCAAGGTACAGGCGCATTTACAGCGGCTTCAAACTTTGGTATTGGCTCAACTGGTGTTACATCATCATTGTTAGCTGATTTCCACGAAGGTTATTAATTAACACCCTAAGGGGGAATTTTTAAAAAGGGCGTTCATATTTTGTTCGCCCTTTTTTTTTGACCATTAAATAGTTGCATGGAGAGAATACAAATATTCACTGTGATCGACATGACAGAAACAAATGTTGGTCGTAGTGGAGAAGCCAAGCAACGGAATCAACAAGCAAATTACAATACAGTGGTACAAACAGCAGGTTTGCGAGTCAATCCTATGCCTATAGCATTAGAATCTAAGGTAGGCGTTGTTGATGGAATAGGCTTTGGATCATCTATAAAAGACAAGCAGAGATACTGGGTATTCACATTTCAACATGAATTTGAAAATGCTCTTAATATAGATCAGCTTAAAGACGATTTTGATCTAGTGCCAGTAATTACTGGATTAGATGAAACTGCTTTGATAAATAACTCTGCTTTTAGAACGAAAGATAGTGTTGAAACTAACATTGTTTTTAAGTTTGTAGATAAAGAAGATTTAGGCACAGATAAATAGATTATATAGAGAATAGGCAATAGTATTACGGCAAACATTACATCTTACTAGGCATTAGAGATTAGGCCCCGTCCAAGAGACAAAAGGAACGGAGAGAAAGAGATGGCAAGAGCCACTGAATTAGAAAAAGAAAATTTAGAAGCACACGTTGACTTATGCCAACAGAGGTATGAAGCATTGGAGGGTCGTCTCACGAAAATCGAAGAAAAAGTAGAGCATATCCATAATGATATGATTCATGGCAACAAAGCTATGATTAAAGTTATGATAGGTGCCGCCGGCACAGTAGTTGCAGGACTGCTATCCACTATCGTAGTTATCCTTATAAACGTACAATAAACATAAATACGTTATGCGTATAAAAGAATTTGCCCTTGTGGCTGAAAAACAAGTATGGGCTAAAAGAGGTCAAAGCGTTGTAAGAAAGTACAGATGTACTTCTGGCAATAGAAAAGGCCGTGTCGTTGCACAGGTTTCACAGTGTTTTAAGGCTCCTGACATAAAGAAAAGGATAACACTTAAAAAGACCAAAGCAAGACTAGGACCAAGAATGGCTAGAAAGGCCCGCAGGACAAAACGCATGAATCCAGTGTCACGCAGAGTTGCAACACTTAACAAGGCGGCAAGATGATAGTACAAGAGGTAACAAGAGTTTGGGCTAAGACCGGCGGAAAACAAACACGAAAGTATAGATGCACACACGGACATCGTAAAGGTCGTGTAATGAGTAGTCCATCCGCATGTAATGCTCCAATTAATGTTAAAAAGAGTGCTTCAATGGGAGCAACCAGAGCCCAACGTGCAGGAACACAAGCAGTAAAAAGTAAAATTACCAAAAGAGTAAATCCAGTCAGTAGACGTTTGCCAAGATTAAACAAGCCAAAGTCTTCGCCATTCGGAAGGAAAAAGTTCAAATGAGATATCACGAATTTATAACAGAAGCAAAAACTAAATTAGTTGAATTTAAACTACAGCGAAAAGGATCTAAAGGTCCTGCTGTGAAAGAAATGCAGAAAATGTTAATAGCTTTAGGTTATTTAAAACCTACATTCAAGTCTAAAAGAACAGGTAAAACATTTCCTAATGATGATGGCGTTTTTGGTAGCGGTACTGCAAGAGCTGTAAAAGCATTTCAAAAAGCTCAAGGATTGAAAGTTGACGGTTTAGTAGGTAAAAATACTATTATGGCGATGCGTAAAGTTGCTGACAGACAAGAACGTGGAGAAATGGATGCAAAGAAAGCCGCTGGCGTTGGCAAAGCAAAACAAGAACTTGACACATTAGTTAAAAATGTTCTAAAGAAGAGAGAAGATAAAAAAATTGCTGATCTTGTAGATCAAAAGATTAAAGGCAAAATGCGTAATCCAGAAATGTTTGATGACTTAAAATCTTTAATTTCAGCAAAAGGCAAAGTAAGCGGAGAAGAATTTGGTAAATTAGCACGAGCTTACATAAACAAATCCCTTGCTATGTATGTGCAAAAATTAGACTTTGCTGGAGCATTGGACTTTATGCTACAGAAAACTACTATGTTACCGCCGGCAGAAAGAAAAGACGTTGTGCAACAAGTTATGGCGATGCGGAATGAAATATTAGCAGTCAAAAAAATGACTCCAGACCAGGCAGTTGCAAAACATGGAGATGCAAAACAAAAGGCACAGTTAGATCGGTATAATAAAAAAATCGCAGACCTTGATAAGCAAATTAACAGAATAGATAATAGAACATTGGATGGAGTTCCAGTAGGAAGCCAAGCTGAAAAAGATCTTGAAAAGAAAGTTGGTCAGAGAACACCATACGCACTGGCAACACAAGGAGGGTAACATGAAAATAAATGAAATTGCATCAATACTTTTGTCAGAACAAGAACTTACAGTAGTGAACTCCGATGCCCGCCAAATCACACTTGTCGATCCAAAGACAAAAATTCAAACTATCGTTCCTAAAGATCCAAATAAGCCAGGTATGATACAACCTGATCCAGACGATGCTACAGGAAAAAGTTTTAAATTAGACATGAAATCAAATGGCACAGTACCCAAAGAAATTGGCCCAGGTGCAAAGGTCAAGGTCGGCGGTCCTGTACAGTGAAGTTAAACGAACTTATAGGTGATTTCACCGTCTTTACGACTATCGAAGAACAAGCCCTGTTAGATGTTATGCCTAGTGAGCCTAAGCGTATTACAGACTTTACAGACAGAGAGCAAGTCATTTTAGAGAATTTAATCAAGAAGAGTTTAGTAAGTAAGATAGCACATAAGGACTATTTCTTGGTTATACCGAATGATAGATGAGCGTACACTACAACAACTTGAAGATATTGTTACAAATAGCAAATATCTGGCCAAAATTCCTTACCAAAAAGGCAACAGTATTCGCATAGGCAAATACGTTATTAGGAAAAATAAATCCGGATATTTGATATATGATTGCCAATCTCATGAACAAAAAACTTCTACTTGGAGTAAAAGTGCGGCTTTAGCACTAGTAAAAGGTTGGGAAGAATCAAGAAGCAACGCACCGGAAATACGTAGATTAGACAAAATTGTAGAAAAAAATGAATTAGATGCTATGTTTTACAGAAACACAGTAAACAAAAGCAGTGATAAATCAAGGATACTATCAGCCCAAACACGCTTAGATATAGCAAATGAGCTTATATATGATGCAAGAGTCAAATTAGCCGATATGATTATTTACTGATATGATAAATAAATATAATACGTTAGGAAAACAGCTATGAAACTAAAAGAAATTTCAAAACCACAAACAACTGCATCTCTAAACGAGAGTCTTGCAAAAACCTTTGGTCAAAGAATCAATGTTGATGCTTTCACTTTAGAACAATTACAGGACGCTCGAAATAAAATAAGAACTGAACTTAGTCAAATAGAAACAAATGAAAGTTTTGACTCTGTGCTGAAAGATTCCGACTACCAAAAGAAAAAAATGTTCCTAGACGTATTAAATTCCGCAGTAGCTGACAGAGAATCTATTTCAGAAGATAATGAAGCAGACGAGGATAATAAAATGAGCACTGTAAATGAAAAGGGCGCCAAGCCAGACTATTTAGATTTTGATAAAGATGGCGATAAAAAAGAACCTATGAAAAAAGCTCTTAAAGATAAAAAGAAAAAAGGGCCTGTAAAAGAAGGTGACGGCATTTATCATGATTGTGCTAAATCATTTAAACATCCTAAGTTAGGTGAATGTGAATGCATTCCAGGACAACATACTTTACTAGAAGATGGAACTGTTACTCATTATGATGTAAAGTTTAAAAAAGACGGTAAACTTTATATTGCAAAAAATGTGCCTATTGCAGAAGCAACTGATATTGTTTCAGAAGGACATAAACATGCTTCTAAAAAAACAAAAAGCAGAAAAATGAAGGAAGGCATGGGAGAAGATGTTTTCCGTGAAATTGAAGGCATAAATGACGTCTATGATGAATTAGAGCAATTGAATAGAGAAAAAATGGGTGGTGGCATAAGTGAACAACTTGACAATATGAGACAGCATATTGAAGGTATGTATAAGGTATTAGATAAGCATAAGTCAGAAAATATGACGACTAGGAATATTTCGAAAATGGACGAAGGAAAAAATCCTACAAAAGCTCATGTAATGAAAATGGTTAAAGATGGCAAGTCTGAAAAAGAAATGATGGACATGCATTCAGATGCAGATAAGGACAAATTAAAGGCAATGATTAAAGATTGCAAAAAAGAAATGAAAGAAAACAAAGACCAAGGTAAAGTAATTATTGAAAATTATTTTAAGTCATTAATTGAAGGCGAAGAAGATAAGGCTGAGATTGTAATGGCGGCTAAGGACATGGTAGACAGAATTACAAGTTGGATGGAAGACACAGCAGAAATGCAGGCTGAGTCTATGCTTGAACTTGGTGATGCAATTAGAGACGAGTTAGGAGTATCACAATCTGAATCTTATATCCAAACTGTTAAGCCATCTTTAGAATCTTTGTATGCGGCATTAGAGGTAACACGTGGGGCACTTACAAGCGGCGTAGCCAAATTGACAGGCGAAGAAGATCCTGCACAAATGATGGGCGACGAAGCAGGTGCAGAGCCAGCAATGGATGCTGATATGGAACCATCCATGGATGCAGAAGAGCCAGCGGCACCAGCAGATGACTTTGACGCTTCAGAACCAGCGGCAGGTGGTGAAGACGAAGCAGGCCGTGCTAAAAGAGAATCAATAGAATTATCATTAAAACTAGGCCAAATTCTTAGTTCAAAAAAAAAGTGAGAATCAACGAAGTTACAGACTCGAGCTCTAAATTAGTTCAAGTATTAAGAACTGTGATTTCAAGTGCGGACAGAAAAGGCACTCCTTTATTTTTACATTTCACAAAACCTAAAAAAGAAAACATCAAACAAGGCGCTAAGAACCTTGACTTGAACAAACTAATGCAAAATGTAGGCGGTGAACAGTTTGATTACGGAACTTTTAAAGCCGCCTACGACACTGATCCAAGAGTCAAAACAATGGTTTCCAATTTCAGTGCAGAAGGTATTGAACCCAAAACAGCTGAAAAAATAGATTCAGATACTCCACAACAAGACACAAAAGGTGACAAGGTTGCAACAATGGCTAAATCCGCAACCAACCTTGGCGATAAATTATAACTTGACATTTAAATACTTTTCGTGTAGTATTAATAGAATACGGAGAACATTTTTATGACTGATAGAACAGATGAAGAAATCATCGAACAAATCAAGCATCTGATTGAAACCAATGTAAAGCCAGCAGTGGCAAGCCATGGTGGTGTAATAGATTTTGTAAATTATAAAGACGGGCATCTTAATCTTATACTAGGAGGAGCATGTAGTGGTTGTGCTAGTAGCACCATCACACTGAAAATGGGCGTTGAGAACATGATAAAACATTATGTTCCGGAAGTACAATCCATTTCAGCAGAAGATGATCCAAACAGCACTGTAGACCCATATTATGCGTTTGACCCTTTTATGGAGAAATTTGACGAATACGAAGATGCCAATGACGCTGATAAGTGAAAAATTTAAATACAAACCAATAGAACGTAAACAAATTGATGGTAGGAGAAAATATTTAACTCCTGACGGAAAAGCCGTAGCTAGTGTTACAACTATACTTGATGCCACTAAAGATAAAACACATTTAATTAATTGGCGTAAGAGGGTAGGAGAAGCAAAAGCACAGGAAATAACTACCGAAGCGGCAGGCGTTGGCACACGGATGCACAAGTATCTTGAAGATTATATTGAAACTGGAGATTGGCCTACTCCTGGTAGCAATCCTTATGCTCAACAAGCCCATAAAATGGCAGGTGAGATAAAAAAGAAAGCATTGAAAGATGTAAATCAAATATGGGGATCAGAAGTTAATTTATACATGCCCAGTATGTATGCAGGAACTACAGATCTAGTTGGACAATACAAGGGCAATGATTGCATTATGGATTTCAAGCAAACTAACAAGCCAAAGAAAGAAGAATGGGTAATAGATTATTACCTTCAATTGGTTGCTTATGCAGAAGCCCATAATGAAATTTATGGTACAAATATAAAAGAAGGACATGTGTTCATGTGTTCTCGTGAATTACAATATCAACAGTTTGATGTTTGGCCTCATGAGTATGATGAATGGCGTGAAGAATGGTACAAGAGGTTATACACGTATTATGACAAACACTTCTAAAATAATCGTAGCATTAGATTACACGAATCCTTTAGATGCATTAGAAATGGCGGCTAAACTTAGAGACGTAGTAGACGGATTTAAAATTAACCATGCATTATGGAGCCAAAGTGTTTATATCAAAGATTATACAAAAGACAACGAACTTTTTATTGATTGTAAACTGTGGGATACACCAAACACTGTCAAGCAAGTATTACAAAAAATTGTAGATAAGGGTGCAACAATGGCAACTATTTGTACTCAAAACAGTGAAAGTGTATTCGAAGCAATACAGCCATTTGCAAGTATGACAAAACTTTTAGGAGTTACATATCTTACAAGTTGGGACGGACAAGAAAGAACAGCTTTATATAACAATACTGTAGAACAAATGTGGGAAACCAGTATTGATAAAATGATAAAATATAAATTTGCTGGTGTAATTTGTAGTCCATTAGATATCAAAACTATAAAATTTGTAAAACCTTACAATCATTTAATTAAAGTTTGTCCTGGAATACAAACAAAAAACTATGAATCAAAAAAAGACCAAAAAAGAGTTACAACTCCTAAAGAAGGACAGCAACTTGGTGCAGATTTCTTGGTTATTGGAAGATCTATTACTGAGTCAAGCGATCCGATCGACACAATCCAAAATATACGACAGAGCTTATCGGCATAAATACTAATAATTAATTAGGAGCATTTAATGGCCGTTGTACAGATATCACGTATACAAATAAGAAGAGGACAAAAGAACCAAGGGTCTGGTTTACCACAATTAGCCAGCGGAGAACTTGGTTGGGCTATTGATACAAGAGAATTATACATAGGTAATGGTTCTGTAAGTGAAGGGTCGCCAGCAGTAGGTAACACAAAAGTATTAACGCAATATGATAACATATTTTCACTAGCAGATACATATACGTACAGAACAGATGATGCATACATACAGACTGGCAGTTCTAGTGTTAGTCCTATACAACGAACATTACAAGATAGACTAGATGATAACGTAAGTGTAAGAGCTTTTGGATTGACTGGAGTCACTAGCCAAAATGCTACTGTAGGATTACAGAGGGCAATTGATCAATTATTTTTAAACTCTGCTACAAAAGGAAGTGAACAAAGCAGAGTAGTGCTTAATTTAGAGCCCGGAATATATATAATAGATGCAACAATAAATATTCCACCTTACTGTATATTACAAGGGGCAGGACCTGATCGCACAGTTATTAGACAGACTGGTAACTTTCCTATAATTAAAACAGTCAACGATAGTAGTACACCTGGTAGTTATGCAAACGATTCGTCTAGTACTTTTAACAATCAAGCAAGAGAAATTATAATAAAAGACTTGACATTGCAAAATAATACAACAAATTTAGGAATGCTTTTAGAAAGTTGTAGAGACAGTGTATTTGAAAATGTAAACATTATTGGACCTTGGCAGACTGCAGATACTATTCCTGCAGACTTTGCATCTAGCACAGGTGTAAGAATGGATTCATTAAGTGGATCAGTTGAAAGTAGCAAAAATAAATTTATAAATTGTAAAATTACAAACTGGGCATATGGCATTATGAGTAATTTTGATATTGACAATACCGTAATAGATAAATGTCATTTTGATTATTGTGGCAATGCAATTAACTTAGGTGTGAATATGACATTAAGCACACCTGCCACTGGTAGATCTACAGGACCGGTCAATACTTTAATATCTAATAATGTTTTTTCAAATATCAATAGATATGGTATTTGGGTAGAAAACGGCACTTATAATACTTCCAAAGGAAATAGTTTTACACTGGTAGGAAATGAAGGTGGTACTGAAGCACAACCAGTATATTCATGTATTAAATTTAACAAAGTAGGCAACCAAAGTGTATCTGATTTTTTTGCAAGAACAGAAGCACTTTCATATACACAGGCAAATATTAATTCTTCTCCGTATGTACCAGAGATACAAGGAACAATAGATTATACGGACGGATTTACACATAGTCTTTCAATATCACAGACAGGCGGAACAAAATTATTTAGACTACCTGGCTTTGCAAATCAATCGTTCATAATTGAATATCAGATGATGAGCGAAACTTACGAAATGCAGAGAATTGGAACAATGACTATAACAACCGAAATAAGATCTACACCCACAGTAAATATCACTGACGATTATGATTATTCAGGAGATGTTACATATGAAGATAATATTTCATTCACCGCGGCGATTGCAGATGTAAATGCAGACTTGACAAACGACACAATAGATGTTACAGTAGTAAGTACAATGCCGAGCAACGACACGACACAATTCAAGTTTAGAGTACTCAATAGAAAAACTAGCCTTGTGTAATGTTCAGCCTTAGCCAATATGAGGATAGACTCCTTGAATGGGCGGAGTTTCGACAAAGCCTAGAAAAGGATGAATATCCGTTTCAAAAGGTTGTAGACTTCTACAATCGTATTCCTAGATGTAGTATTAATACTGATCCTTGGAATAAAAAGATTTGGCCAGGGCCTTGGGAATTAGTATATGAAAATCAATACTGTAATTTTTGTATAATACTAGGAATGTGTTACACTTTACAGTTAACAGAACGTTTTAAAGGAGAAGTTTTTGAGATACATATTGCAAAAGATAACAAAAATTCATCACTACATTATTATCTCACTATTCAGGGATATGTACTTGGCTTTTCAGACGGAGAGGTTTTACAAATGAACCAGTTACCCACAAACTTAATTGTTCAAAAATCTTTTCTAATGGATAATATACAATAAATATAGGATACGAGGAAAAAATATGTCAAACGGAAATAACATTTATATCATTAAAAGAGACGGAAACAAAGAAGAATTAAACATTGATAAAATCCATAAAGTAGTTGAATTTGCCTGTACAGGGTTAGCTGGTGTTAGTAGTAGCCAAATAGAAATGAATGCAAACATACAGTTCTACGATGGTATGAGTTCAACAGAAATACAAGAAATACTTATAAAAAGTGCAAATGATCTTATTTCCTTAGATAATCCTAATTATCAATATGCCGCGGCAAGACTTTTACTTTACACAACATACAAAGAAATTTTTGGCGAATATAAAACTTTGCCTTTACGAGAGCTTATTGATATTAATATTGATAACGGAGTGTATGATCCAGAAATTTTAGAAAAATATACAGACGACGAATTAGAAAAATTAGATAAATGGATTAATCATAAACGTGATGAAAATTTTACCTATGCAGGCTTAAGACAAGTTGTTGACAAATATCTTTGTCAAGATAGATCAAGCGGAGAGATGTATGAAACTCCACAATATATGTATATGATGATAGCGGCAACTTTATTTGCAAATTATCCAAAAGAAGATAGGTTATATTATGTAAGGAGATATTACGATGCGACCTCCCTTTTTAGACTCAACATACCAACGCCGGTCATGGCCGGAGTGCGTACTCCAGTTAGGCAGTTTGCCAGTTGTGTGCTCGTTGATAGTGACGACACACTTGATTCGATCTTTGCGTCAGACATGTCCATCGGTAGATACACGGCTCAAAGAGCTGGTATCGGTATTAACGCAGGACGTATCAGAGGTGTCAACTCAAAAATCAGAGGAGGAGAAGTAGCACATACAGGTATCATTCCTTTTCTAAAAAAGTTTGAATCAACTGTACGTTGTTGCACACAAAATGGTGTACGTGGCGGAAGTGCTACGACACATTTTCCATTCTGGCATCAAGAGATTGAAGATATTCTTGTACTTAAAAATAACAAAGGCACTGAAGACAATCGTGTACGTAAGTTAGATTATTCAATCCAGATGAATAAAACTATGTATGAAAGGTTGTTAAGTGGAGGTAAAATTACACTTTTTTCTCCACATGATGTGCCAGGATTATATGAAGCATATTTTGGAGATGCAGATAAGTTTCAAGAATTATACGAATCTTACGAAAGAAAAACAAGTATCAAGAAAAAGTCTATTGACGCAATGGAATTATTCTCTGCACTAATAAAAGAACGTGCAGAAACAGGACGTATCTATATAATGAACGTAGATCATTGTAATTCACATAGTTCATTTAAGGATACTGTATACATGAGTAACCTATGTCAAGAAATAACATTACCAACAAAACCATTGCAACACATCGATGATGATAATGGTGAGATTGCACTTTGTATTCTCAGTGCTATTAATGTAGGTGTAATAAAATCATTAGATGATTTAGAAGATCTATGTGATTTGGCTGTAAGAGCTTTGGAAGAAATTATTGATTATCAAAAATATCCTATTGTAGCGGCAGAAAAGTCCACAAAAGCTAGAAGGAGTTTAGGCATAGGATATATAGGACTAGCACATTATTTGGCAAAACAAGGTGTATCATATGATAGTAAACGTGCATGGAAATATGTACACGATTTATCAGAAGCTTTTCAATATTACTTACTTAAAGCTAGTAACACATTAGCAGAAGAAAGAGGAGCTTGTGAATATTTTAACCGCACTAAATATAGTGATGGCATACTACCTATTGATACTTATAAGAAGGATGTGGACAATCTTGTTCCGCATAAGTTAAAATATGATTGGGATACTCTTCGCGAGAACATACGAACACACGGTTTACGGCACAGCACATTGTCCGCACAGATGCCTTCAGA